CCATTGATATGAATTGACTCATAGCATATCTACCCGTTCCTTCTACGGGTGTTACTTCATGCCATAAGATCGAGGGAAATATTACAAGTGAATTATTTAGGCAAGGTAGTTGAAGTTGTGATTCTATAATCAACTCCCCACCAGTAAATGTCTTTGGTATGTCATGAAAGTATGAGATAGCAGTTACAGTTGTTGAATCTATATGTTGTTTATAATGATTACCTTTATTGAAGTAATGTATCTTGGTATTATCTTCAGATGATTCTGAAATGTATCTAAAAAATGTATGCAATCCTTCCAATAACTTTACAACTTCAGTTGAAAATAATTTTCTATTGACTCTTAATATGTCCGACTCTTCTCTTTTACCACTATAGAAACCATCTAAGTGTAACCCTAAACCATCTTTCAATTCAACACCATCACGAATAGCAGTACCAGGTCCAAATGGGTCACCTGGTTTCTTAAATATATTTTCGTCTCTAAAATAATGTAGTTCTTTCATAATCAATTCAAGTTCTTCTTTATCATAAAAGTCTTGAATAAAAACTACTGGTAGATTAGATACGATCTTAAAAATAATGTTTTGCATTTTCTATATCCCTCACATTTATAAGACGATACATGATTCCTCTTTGAATATGTTTCGTGACAGGTTTTAATTTGAATTCATGTGAACAACCATGAACCTCCCAACAATAGATGTATAAAGTTCCTGTAACTGTAGATACTACAGCAGTGAACTGTCCATCAGAACATACATCTTCATCTTCTAGTTCTCTGACTTCTGCATACTCAATCTTAGCATTGAATTCATTTTTCAATACTTCTTCAATACCTTTACAAAGTTGCTCATAGTCTCCTGTGTATGGAACATTGACATACTCTGGAAAAATATATGTTTCTCTTGGGTCTAAGATTCTAGTCATCAGAAATAATTAAAATTGATGTTTGATCTGAATTGAGTATCAGTACAAGTTGTGCTATGGTGTGGTATCTGAGGATTAAACAATAACATTCTATTTGCTACTGATTCAATTTTTTCGTCACCAATTACAGTAAATCCATCATTTGTATTTAAGTATAGTATAGCAGCTTTATGATCAAAATCATAGTCAACATGATCTGTATGATGCACAATAGTGTCGGTTCTTGGATATAAATTTGCTTTGATTCTGATGAATGCTTTTGCTCCCAGATAATTTTTTAATGCTTGACCCCACTTCATATAGTCACTACAAACAGTATCATTATTGTAAAACAAATGGGTGAAATAACAATTTTCTTCTTCACCCATACCAGATATATCGGTCTCCAAATACCAAGGTAAACTTTGAGAGTCACAACCTAATTTTCTAATGATAGAAAATAATTCTACATCTAATGCTTTGTCAATAATTTTCATAAGTTGGTGAAATCTTTGTTGAGTGGTAATGATACATCTTCACCATACCATGATGATATTGTGTATCTATCTCCTTTGAGAACATTTGATACAGCGTGTCTAAACTCACACCCATCAAAATATACTGTCCGACCCATCATAGGTTGAACATCAACACCTCCAATAATAGTATTACCACCAATATAATCATCATTTAGATATGTGATAGATGCACCTGTAGTTGTCTTTCTAGTTACATCATAATGATATCCCTTTGCAGCTCCACAAGGATACTTAACTATCTCTACATTTTGCAGTATCTTAAATTTAGAATCATGATCTACGAATGATTTGATAGTCTTAGTAAGTTCTACTAACTTATAATATGTGTCAGGTAAGTCTTTATTTCCCATGCCACCAGCGTCCATACTTAAGACTCTGGTTTCGTCCCAGACATATGTCTTAAGTATATTAGAGTTAAAGAACTCTATGAGTTCCTTTGATAACTCTGGTGTTATATTTGTTTGAGAAACGTAAATCACCCGAATAAATGTGCGTTGTAATGTTTGCGAACAGGTTTGATCTTTGGTTTAGGTTTTACCTTGACCGCCTTGTAAATTTTTAGTAGTAGTTCTGTTTTCATACGAAAGGAAATCCACAATTCCATGTGACTAGAGAGTATCTAACACCCCTAGTTACTGGATTTACTCTATGATATACAAATGAGGGAAATACGACCAATGACCCTTGCATATCTAGTTCCTCACATATTGTGAGTTTATCTCTGTGATGATGAAATTCTAGCGTACCTCCATCAAATTCGCTAGGGTCATTTAACAATAATGTGGTAGATAATTTTCTATACTTACCTTGCCACTTACCCTCTGAATATGGGTCAGTTCCCATGTCGGGGTGCCAATCATAAAATTGACCTGGTTTGTATTCTGTGAACTGTGCTGACTCTGTTGTATCCCATTGAAAGTTCCACTCAGCATTTTTATTTGCTTCATCTACCAAAGGTTTTAGTATGTTATAAATCCAAGGTTCATCTAACCAAGCGACATGAGAGTTTCTAACCTTTAACAGATTATCAAGTTCTTCTTGACTATACTCTTCTACTTCCTTAGGTGATTCTTTATTCACCTGTCCTAATTTATTACACCTTCTCTTACCCATAGCAATGATACGATCACATATCTCTGGTCTAATTACACCTTTAAAATACCAATAGGAATTTTTTAAATTCATCTAACCTCCATTCCACTCTGTATAATCAAAATCTGGTAGATGATATGTGTACCAACCAGTAGTAATATATTTAGTTTGAGTAGGTGAGGGTATTCCACGATGAGTATGTGTCCAATCACATGGCCAAATGTATGTCATTCCTTTTTCTGGTTGAATCTTCACCTGTTGATGATACCACTCTGTTTGTCCACCATCTGTTACATCATTTAGATATGTCATAAAGACTAGATGTCTATATGAATTAAGATCTTTATAAGATGCTCTCTCCATATGCCATGAGTAAAAACCTTCGTTTGGTTTATATTTTTGAATATTGAAATTAGTATTCAATCCCCATAAAGCATGAGACTTTGATGACCATTCAAATAGATTTGTATATTCATTGCATACCTTTCCCAATTCATCTAGGTAATTTTGTATTCTATTATCAGGTATGTTAGGGCAAACTGTAATATCTGTAGATACTTTTGACTCTGGGTCAAGACCTTTACCAACTTCACCTGCTTTCTTATCAGGTGACTCTTCAAAGAAATCAATCAGACCATCACATGCTTCGTCTGAGATCTTCCAACCAGCGATGAAACCTATCCTATTCATAAATTCATATTAAATGAAATTGCAATTTTTTCTTCACCAATTTGTTTATCAGTTCCGTGTAGTAGATCACTTGTAAACATCATTAATGCACCAGGAATACATGCATACTCTGCGAACTGTGCATTATATTGATTATATTCTGTAGGTTCTGGCAACATACTAGGTGTGTTAAAAAATTTAAGTTTATCTTTCATGTCACATTTTACATAGTAAACACCAGATAGTAAAGAACCATTATGTACATGAGGAAATAGATAGTCACCCTTATGACTTATGTTTGCCCATACATTTTCAAAATGTAATGAGTCTGTATTTTTATATCCTATCTCTTGTAAAAAATTTGTTGCATGAAAAAAGATCGCTTGACGTAAATCTTTTAGTCGAGCAACCTCAAAAATATTTTCTCTAAGTTTATGAGTAGAATCTACGTTCAACATAGAATCTCTCATTGAACCGACCTTAGAGACAGCATGTTTGACATCTGTCTCATAAGTTTCTAGGTTTTCGTTTAGAATATTTGGTTCAAATAAAATCGGTCTTGGAAAACACGCAAAAAGCATAATGAAGAATCAATAATTACTGTTCCTCCCATTTACCAGTGGAGCTATTGAATGCATAGTTTACAGCAACTTTTTTAGTAATGGCAGTTCCTACATAGGTTTTGTTTTTACTATCCCATGCCCAATCTTTTAAGATGACTTTTGCTTTAGTGTCATAATCACTATTGTCATCATAGGGCATTGGATTGCCAGCATTGTCAGATGCTTGCTTGCCTATAAAAGGAGTATACCATTGCATTGTGTCTGTGTCAAGCACTGTCTGTTCTGGATACAGTCGTTCTCCAACGAAAGCATCACGAACAGCATCGTACTTACCACCTATCATTGCATAGTTTTTTCTAAAAGGAGTTCCTCCTGCTCTATGCTCGTTCGCTTCTGTATTGTATGATGTTTTTACAAATATGCCACCAGGATTACCTACTTGAAGTTTTTGTATCCCGATACTTTCTTGCTCTACACCATTATCATCAAGGATAAGTTCATTATCCACTTTGAGAATGTCAATTACAGTGTTGTCTTTGTCTAATCTTGCGAAATGTGCCATAATTTTACTGGAATTTATACTTAATGATTACTACACCAGACCCACCATTACCACCTTTAGGTTCTGGATAGTTACGAGGATCTTGGTCAGCAGAACCTCCTCCACCACCGCCTAAACCGTCAGTGCCATTGGTTCCATTACCATTAGGGTTAGTAGCACCAGGACCACCGCCACCAGCACCGCCCTCTGGGTTATGAGGACCACCTGGATAGTTCGCTCCACCGCCACCACCTGCATATGTTGTAGGAGAACCAGTGATATCAATAGATTTTCCGTCTCCTCCCTGTGCAGGTCTACTATTTGGTCTGTTATATCCGTTTTCTCCTGCTTGGTTTGCACCACCACCTCCACCAGAGGTTGCGTTTTGAGATGACCCACCTTTACCGCCAGGATATCCTTGACCTGGTACACCAGATCCTGCAGGTTCATTCCAACCATCTCCATCAGTTCCGTTTCCTCCACCTGACCCACCAGGTCTTCCGTTTTGGTCTTGCTGAGCTCCACCTCCACCACCTGTTGCAGATATAGAACCGAACTGACTTCCACCTCCGTCAGCACCCATACCATTTCCAGTACCGCCAGTTCCACCACCACCGACATTAACTGTGTATGTTTGAACAGCAACAGGGAAGTTATATCCACCAGAGTGAACTAAACCACCTGCTCCTCCTCCACCAGCAGACCCGAAGTTTCCATTTAGACCACTTCCAAATCCACCACCGCCACCGCCACCAGCGACAATGAGATACTCAACATTATTATTAGCAGCGTCAGATGCAATCTGCGATACCGTAAAGTTTGCACCACTACTGTTGAATGTATGAATCTTATAATTACCTGATTCTGTGACTGATCCTCCAGATGCAACAATAAATGTTTCACTTGCTCCACCTGCAGGTGCCCACTCTGAACCATTCCAAATCTCAACTATCGAGTCCGTTGTGTTGAAAATCATAGTTCCAACTGAAGGACTCAATGCGTTACGACCTGACGTAGTGTAATTAGGAAGTTTTAATGTGTTGGTAACATTAAGTGTACCAGCATTGAGTTGTGACATGTTAAATTAATTCCATTGATTGACACCATCTTTAGGACCATAAAATCTTAGTCCTCCTCTATTTATGCGGTCGAGAACATAGATTACAGCACCTACCTCACCTTTCGGTAAATCCCATTGGGGAAATACTGGTAAGTTAATTTGAACCGTTGGTTCACAAGTTTCTACGTTTAATCTTCCAGATGCCATTTTAGATAAGTAATCCTGTTTTATTTATATATCTTTTTTATGTCTAGTTTTAAACATTAAAGTCATTCTAAGAGAATCGCAATATTGACTGACTGATCTAACTCCGTGCCAAGCGTAACCAGGAAAACCTAAGACAGATCTAAATTTAGGTAATACTGAATGAGTTATCAATCTCCTTTCACTATCCCAAATAATAGTTTCTCCTCCCCAATCAGCGTTCCAAGATTCATTCACATATACAATTATAGTTTTACTTGTGTCTGTGGAGTCATCAGTATGTAATCTTTGATCTTGACCACATGTTTGAGCATTTGCATAGCAACGAACTAAAACATCTTCTGAATCTAAGTAAGGTTTGATGTCTTTCCATACATCAAGTATTACTCCACTAAGTTCACCCTCACAGTCATAACAAGGTTGTCCTTCCTTAATAGGTCCGCCAAAAAAGATAGACCACTTAGGTATGCTTCTTCTCATCTGAGATTTATGACTGCGATACCCCCATGTCCAAGAGGAGTCTAGGAGATATTTGTATAGTTCAGTTGCCCTAAATTCGGGCAACACATTTTCATGATAAAACAAAATTAGAAACCTAAGTGTGCTGCTGCAGAAGTTAAGAAATTGTCTACAAATGTTTGTGCTTGAGAAGCACTGATAGTACCTACAGTTTGACCGTTAGATACTAGAGCTGTCCAAACAAAACCGTTAATTACTGTTGCTTGGTATTGAGAGTAATCATTATCGGAATTAGAAGCATAATCAACAGTTGCAAAACCATCAGTAATATCTCCACTCCATCTAGTACTGCTAACAGAACAATACAAGTGCATAACGCCTGGATCTGAGTTCTGATTCCATGCTTTGTTTACTAACCATGCGTTAACCTTATCAAAACCTGCAACACTAGCATTAGCATATACTGTAATTGAGTTCGGTGTTCCTCCACCATTGTCAGCACCTAAGTTACCACTTCTTGACCAACCATATGTAGTAGTCGTATCTTTTGGAGCAACTGCAATCGCAACCAGTGGCCAAGAATATCCAAGTCCTTGATATTTAATATCTGAATATGTACTACGACCACTGTTGTAACCTATATTTCCACTCGCACTTCCATTTTTTCTTACCTGAGTGTAGTTACCACCGTCATACATATCAGACTGTGCATCAGAAATGTAAGTATCACTAGCATCCGTTTCATATTGATAGTTCGTGCCACTTGCTGCCCAAGTAGTTTTTTGACTTGACATGTGACTAATAAACGCATCAAAACCACTATTATCGTATAAATTAAAGTCCTTAAGAAGAGAACTAGAGCTACCAGTAGCTACTCCAAATTGTTCCCACCCAGAACCATTATATACTTCAAAAAGATCATCAGTGGTATTAAATCTAATCATACCTGCACTAGGACTAGAGGGTCTCTGTCCTGTTGTGCCTTTTGGAATTGCTATTTGAGAATCAAAACCACTAACAGACAGTGAACCATTAACATTTAAGTTAGCATTCGTATCCATTTCGATCTCAAATGTGGGATCGTGTCCTTTAATTGAATCTACTTTAACGTTACTCATGGTTATAATCCGAAATGTGTTCTTGCATCATTCAAGAAATTATTTACAAAAGTTTGTGCCTGACTGACAGTGATTTGTCCTACAGTCTGACCATTAGATACTAGAGCTGTCCAAACAAAACAGTTTGTTGATGTTGTTTCATATTGAGAGAAATCATTGTCAGATGAACTAGAGAAACTCTGAACTGTAGATCCATTAGAAACAACACTCTGCCAAGCATTAGCACCAACAGTGCAATATAAGTGCATAACACCTGGATCACTATTCTGATTATATGCTTTGTTTACCAACCATGCATAAACTGGACTGAATCCACTGACTGTAGCATTGTTATATACCGTTATAGCATTTGGTGATCCTCCACCACCATCAGCACCTAAGTTACCACTTCTTGACCAACCATATCTAGTGCTTGTATCACTAGGAGCAACTGCGATTGCAACCAGTGGCCAAGAATATCCAAGTGGAATATATTTAATAGTACCATAAGAATTAGGAACTACACTACTATATCCAATATTACCACTTGCACTCCCATTTTCTCTGACCTGTGTATAGTTACCATTGTCATACATATCAGACTGAGCATCGCTAATTCTATCATCACTAGAATCTGTTTCATATGCGTAGTTAGTACCGCTTCCAGCCCAATTAGTTTTTCGTGCTTGCATATAAACAGCAAAAGAAGCGAGATCAGCATTTTCATATAAACTAAATGGAGGACCACCAAGTAGTATCCATTCACTTCCACTATAGAATTCAAGTTTGTTTATCTGTGTATTATATCTCATGTAACCTGCTTGAGGTGATGCAGGTCTGCCAGCAGTATTTCCCGTTGGTAATTGTAATGCACCCGTATTTCTCATGTCAATACAACCCTCTGTCCCGATCCTAAGATCATTACCAGGTGGGACGCTTACCTGATTAAGAGAAGCACCAATTCCTTTTAACTTACCGACTTTAAGTTGACTCATTAATTAAGATTCCTCCACTCACCATTAGCATACATTTGCATTTTATTCTCTTCTGTATTGAAATATAATGACGCTTCAGCAGATTTTATAGGTCTCTGTGCTGATGTACCTGAAGGAGTTGGCATATATGACTGCTGACTTATATTAAATAAACCTCTGACAACCAAAGTGTCCTCTATAGTAACTCTGAAGTTTGGAGAATTACCTACTAAATTTGCGACTCTGAGTTCCATTATACAACACTCCAACTCCCAGTGGACTCGATAGTTATTGTATATCCATTCGCGATAGTAATAGGACCTGAACTCATGCCATTAGCAAATTCAGCACCAGCAGTAGTTCCTATTGTAATATTTTCAGAAATTGTAGTTTGGTTTGTTCTTATAACACTATTTTCTCCCAGTGCTGGTCCTCCACCTGCAACGTTTGCCCAACCTGCAGATCCAGTTCCATCATCTGCCTTGTAGATTTCAGCAGAATCTAAAGACGTGTTAAATCTCAGAGTTCCAACAGAAACACCAGTAGGTCTTTGTGCTGTCGTACCTGAAGGTATCCTCAATACACTGTTCGTATTGAGGAAATTTAATGTTGTTATAATTGCTTGAGTAGAGTCGGCAATCTGATTGCCACTAATCTTAGTAATTGCCATTGGTTAATACAATCCTCCGTATTATTTAGATAGGTAATTCAAGGATATGAATCGTATCTGTAGATTGTGGAGCATCTCCAGAAGAGAATACTACGTTAGCACCACCAGAATCGACTGTATAGTTGGTGCCAGCAATTTGTGCAACACCATTTAAGAATACTAGAAGTGAATCATCAGTATGCTGAATACCACCAGAGTAAGTTGATACTGCAAAGGTGAGTGTTGAACCATCACCTGTATATGTTTTAGTTATATACTTACCAGCAGATACACCACCACGTCCAGTTACAACTAAGTCACCATCAATATATGCAGATCCATTAGTCTTAATTCTATAAGATGAATCAGGTGCAACACCAAGACCGATATGTCCTGTGCCATCTGTCGCAACATTAATTTCACCTGTATCTGTTAGACCAAACTCTTTCCAGTTTCCACCATAATATATCCAACCAAGAGATTTACCAGGTGTCCAGTTAATATTGTAAACAATATCTCCATCGCCAGGTGTATCATATCCTGTAATACCTGCGAAACTTGGTAGTCCACTCGCATCTTCGGGTGCTAGTAATGTTTGTTTTAGAACAGTACCATCTTGGTTGAAGTATGTAATCTTCTTCGCTTGAAGATTATTAGTGAAGGTTGTTAGTCCTTGGAATGTAACAGGACCTGCAAAGATAGATTCTAACTGGTTTGATGCACCACCAATTACAGTCAACTTATCAGTCAGAACAACCTCAGAGAAAGTTTCAATGGTTGTATTTTCTTCACCAATAACATTTAACTGTGCAATATCTTCGTTAGTAATCTGACCTGTAACAGGGTTGATAACTTGGTTACCAATAAATAGGTCACCATTTGAGTTAAGACCTGAGTAGAAAGAAACTCCTCCTTCTTCTTTAATAGACTGTGAGAATCTAATCTGCTCTTGACTTAAAGTCTCTACCTGTGTTTGAGGGAATGCAGTTGAGTAGTTACCTGGACCAAAACCAAGATATTCAAACGTATGGTTACCAGATCTTAGAATAGAATGTCGTCTAAACTCTACGTTGATAGGTGCTACATTTCCATCATTAGTCTCTCTAATATTAATCTTTCTTGTCTCTTCATCACCTGCTCGTGCTGTCAATTCAACACCAGATAGTCTATTGTTGATAGAATCATAGTTTGGAGTTGTACCTGGTTGTGTCCATCCAGTATCAGTCAGTAAGAATTGTATTCCTTCTTTAGTAATAGATCTCTTTGGATCTTTTGCAGGTGTTGGAGTTGCTCCATCAGTTGCATTTACAAGACCGATAGTAACATTATCAGCAACAGATATAGCAGCAAGAGGATCAGCAACTGGATTATCTCTATCAAATGTAGGATAAACTTCGTTTACATTCTGACTGAACTTTCTATCATTAAAGTTAGAAGTTGAAGGTGTAATAGATCCACATAAAAGAGTTAAGTAGTATATACCATCATTGACACCTCTTTCAAATGCTTGAACAACTTCAATATCATAAATGTAGAAGCATTTTCCTAAGTTATATGATGTAGTATCACTATTCAAAGGTTGCATCACGAAACCAGAGATAGGATCTCTAGGTAAAGGATTAGATTTGTCCTTATCAATTACAAGTCTTACACGATAAGTTCTATCTTGTAAGTCTCTTGGATCGGGGATCCTCTTCAAGAATGTTGTAGGTGTGAAGTTTACAGTGTTGTATTGTGTATTCGTTGATAATGTAGTATAGATTTCATTGCTAGTTGAACTGACTGATAGATACCATCCACCGACTGTATTTGCTACACCACCGATTGTATATGTTGTGCTGTCATACTGAATAGGAGATCCTGCTGCACCTGCTGCCACACCAGATACACTAGGTCCAAAAGGTGTGATGCTTGCAGTCTGAACAGTTGCTTCAGTTGCACCATTAGCAACCAATAAACAATTTAACTTATCTGCAACTGCACTTGCACCAGTTCCGTCTTGTCTTGCACCAACTGTGAAACCCTGTACTCGTGTTGTTGGTGGCGATGCTTCAACAGTATAACCATATAAGTATAATCTTGTGCCTGGTGTTCCACCTTGACCTGCTAGAGCAGCGTTAATTACTTTAGTTCTTTGAATATCAATGTTCACCCAGTTAACAGAAGTCTCTTCACCAAAGATTACGTTCCCGTTGACTGTTCCTGTATTGTTTGCACTTAAAGTAATAACTCTTGTATTTGTATTGACTGAACCTACAGTTGCACCAGCAGCAATGTTAGTTCCAGAAATTGTCATTCCTTGAATGACCCCGTTGACTGACCCGTCGTTTGCTAGTGTAATAGTATTTGCACCACTTGTTCCAGTTGCAGTCGTAGAGATAACGTTGAGTGCTTTCGGTGGAATGATATGAGTCAATGCACCTGCTTTATCTTTCGAGAATGCTTTTGCTTTGAAACCTGCTGATCTAAGAGCAGTGTTACCAAAGTTAGAG